TACATACCATACTTCTGGTGTTACTAGAACATTAGCATCACAAGCAGCTCAAACATATTTTCAAGCAGTATTTGTAAGGAGTGCATAATGACACTATACGACAAAATTATATCTATTTACCCAGAATTAGCAGACTTTGATTTTGCATCTGGAGTCATCACTTTACAAAACGACTCTGATGGTCGTGGAGATTACATAGCTAAATGGGAACATCCTACACTAGCTAAACCAACACAGGAGCAATTAGCATGAGTTCAGTGGTAATAGCTGGAGATACCAGCGGTTCAGTAACACTTGCAGCACCATCAGTAGCTGGCACTACTACACTTACGTTGCCAGCGACTACAGGCACAGTTCTTACAAGTGTAAGTCCAGCATCTGATTTACCTAGCTCTATAAAAGGTCCAGCATTCAGTGCTTATCAAAGTTCTGCACAAAGTATTGCTCATAATACTTTTAGTAAAGTGCAATTTCAAACAGAAAATTTTGATACTAATAGTAACTTTGACAATGCAACTAATTATAGATTTATACCTACAGTAGCTGGCTATTATTTTGTTAATGCAAGGGTATGTTTTAATTCATTATCACAAAACTCATTTTCTCAGATTCTAAAAAATGGCGGATCAGAAGCAAATTCTCCAACTGCAATCCCATGGGCTGGAATATCTAACTCTCAATCATCAGTATCCACTCTTGTTTATATGAATGGATCTACAGATTATTTAGAAGTATGGGCATATCAAGCATCTGGCGGAGCATTAAATTTAATTGTTGGAACTAATATTACAGCATTTTCAGCATTTTTAGTGAGGGCAGCATAATGTTATTAGCAGATAAAATTAAACAACTATATCCAGAATTAACTGATGCAGACTTTAGTCCACTTATGGGAACAATATTATTACAAAACGACTCTGATGGTAAAGGTGACTACATAGCTAAGTGGGATCACCCAACACTATCAAGACCAACAGATGAGGAGTTAGCATAATGTCAATGATCACTAAAGAATCTTTACGTGATCTTTATGACTATAAAGATGGTAAGTTATTTTGGAAAGTAAATAAAGGAACTGCTAAAATAGGTGATGAAGTTGGATACTTTACTGGTAGATATTTTGCTACCAAATTAAATGGTAAGCGTCATCAAGTATCAAGACTAATATATATGTATCACCATGGAAATATGCCAGAGATTGTGGACCATATTAATGGTAATACATCTGATAACAGAATAGAGAATTTAAGAGAAGCAACAGCATTAGGAAACAATCATAATAGATCTATTGCTAAAAACAATAAGTCTGGCATTAAAGGCGTATTCTTTTCTAATCAAATGAACAAATGGAAAACACAAATTACAATTAACTATAAGCAAATACATCTAGGATATTATGACGATAAAGACTTGGCTGAATTAGTTGTTAGCGAAGCTCGTAATAAATATCATAAATCATTTGCATGTGACGGGAGAAGATAATGAGCGTAATTATTAATGGGACAGATGGCGTTCAGTTTAACGACTCATCTCTACAAGGAGCTGCTGCATCTCCATATGGATTAAAGAATCGCATCATCAATGGTGACATGAGAATTGACCAGAGAAATGCTGGTGCTTCTACAACACCTACAACTTCAACTTATTCGCTTGATAGATGGATTTCTATTTTAACTGCTGCATCTAAATTTAGTGTGCAACAAAATGCTGGCTCTGTAACACCTCCAGCTGGTTTTACAAATTATCTTGGAGTAACTTCTTTATCTGCATATTCTGTTCCAGCTGGTGATTTCTTAACTATTGCTCAAAAAATAGAAGGATATAATATAGCTGATTTAGGTTTTGGAACTGCTAATGCTAAAACAATTACTATATCATTTTGGGTTAGAAGTTCAATTACAGGAACTTTGGGTGGATGTTTAATTAATGGCGATACAACTCGTTCTTATCCATTTACTTATACAATTTCTTCTGCCAATACATGGGAACAAAAGACTGTAACTATTGCTGGTGATACTTCTGGAACATGGGCAACAACTACTAGTGCTGGTATGTCACTTAACTTTGGTCTTGCTGTAGGTTCTACATATTCTGGTGCTGCTAACTCATGGTCAAGTGGTGGATATTATGGTGCAACAGGTGTAACAAATACTCTTGCTACCAATGGTGCTACTCTTTACATCACAGGTGTCCAACTAGAAGTAGGCTCAACAGCAACACCATTTGAACGCAGACTTTATGGTCAGGAATTGGCTAGTTGTCAGAGGTATTTACCAGCTGGTCCATATAACGGTGCTTTATATGCTGGTCAATGTCAAACAACTTCACAAGCAAGCGTAACAATTCCATTCCAAACAACACCTAGAGTAGCACCAACTGGTGTGGTTGTAAATTCTCCAACTTTATGGGGACTAACAAATGCTTCAGGTGCTGGAATTGCGGCTTCAGCAGTCAGCTTTGGCGGTGCTTCATTTGTAGCGGCACACTTAAATGTTACTTTGCCAAGTGCAAGTTTAGCGGCTGGGGGCAGGGCCCGGGTGTATTCGCGGGTGGCCAATCCTTTTTTTTCAGAAG